AAACAGTAGGAGACGAGAAGATTCCTCTACTCGTCTTTACCTTACTGTTCTTTAAGCTTGGGATGTTGCCCGGGATAAAAATCATGTCTTTTATCTGCTTTCTTTCTAACATATTATGTGTATTCAAATTTACCATTTTGCTCATTATAAGCAACACATTGTTTACCATTACGGTAATCGTCAAAAGCACCACCATGACTATTGAATCTAGTTCCTCCAATACCAATCCAAAAGGCTTTATTAGAATACTCTTCACAATTGTCATAACCATCAGTAATAACTACTGCATTGTTACCTTCAGCCTTAATCTTTTGGACTACTCTATTAAAGTCAGTACCTCCAGACTTAGAGAAACTAAGAATAGAAAGTTCGTTAACATTATTTATATGGTATAATTGACTATCGAAAAAATATAAATTCTCGATCATTCCCATTCTAAATAAAACCATAGCGATACCTTTAACAAGGTCAATCATTCTGATTTGAGTGCCTTCAAACTCTTCTCTAGAACTCATAGATCCAGAGCAATCAAGATATAAATCTATCTTACCCTTGTAAACACGAGTTTCATTACCAACGCTCATTATCTCTGCATTTTTAAATACAGGGTGAAGAAATTCTAAACCAAATAGGTCTTCACATTCTTCACAATCAAACAAACTTTCTTCTACTCGCTTAAACTTAGATGAAAAGTAATTCATAGATTCATTCAGAATCTTATCCATAACTTTCTTGATGCTTTCCTTATTGATGGAGACATTTCTTAGTGCCTCTTTCAATTCGTCTATCTTCTCAAGAAATTCTGGTTCAGTATTCATCAGATCTTTCATTGCTTCTTTACCAAGCTGCTTTTCTAGTTCTTTAATCTTGTCATCAGCATTAGACTTGGCTTGTTCAATCTTTTTCTCTGCTTTATTTAAAGCTTCGTCAACGATATCTTCAATACTCTTTCTATTACTAGTTCCAGAACCTTTTCCAGCCTCTTGTCCATCTGAAGGATTCTCTCCTTCTCCTTGGCCTTCACCTTCTTCACCTTCTCCGGATTTCCCATCTCCTTCACCGGTAGAAGATTCTAAACCTTGATAGTCTTCTCCATCAGGATCTCCTTCTCCTCCTCCATTTTGCTTTCGCTGTTCCTCTTTGACTTCATCATCAACTACCTGCAATGCTAATGCAAGCTCTCTAGTTAACATATTAGTATAAAGGGGTGAATCAACTGTAACAACTTTTGTCAAAGAATCATAAACTTTATCTAAGACTTTGTGTCTTATCTTATTGCTTCCTGATTCAGGTCTTCTCTTAACATCTTGATTAACATAGATGCTATACACGTCATTAATAAGCTCTTGAGATAGAGTACAGGGTTTATCTGTTTCGTTCTGAACATATTCTCTGATTTTTCTAAGTCTCATCTCTTCGTATGCCGTTACGCCAGGCATAATTACGTGCTTATCTTTTCTAAATCCAAATGCTCCTTCTCCAGAGTTATTGAATCTTCCGTACGGATCATGAGTGGGAGCTGTTACACTCCCAACACCATGTCCTCCTCTTCTAAAAAGATCCATTAAAACTGGTCTTCTACGTTAGATAATACAGATTCATCAGAAGTATCATCAAGGAAGCTTAACTTAGCCTCTTCTTGAGCGATTCTTTCCTTAAAGTCAGCTCCATCAGCTTCGGTAATTAAACCTGCTTTAGATGCATCACCATAAGCCATCTCTAACTCATCATATTTCTTGTTGTAATCCTCAGAAGAAACACACTGACCAATACCATCAATTAGATCATATAATTTTCTAATCTCTTTTGGTACTAAAGTCTTGGCCAACTCTTTTGCTACAGATTTATTAATCAGCAACTCAACAGTCTTAACCATACCTCTATCTTCATTCATACCCCAAACAACCATTACATTCTTAACCAATGTTGGTAGGAATGATAGGGCTCTATCAGATAACTCTGCATGAGCAACGTCAAGAATCTTTCTTAACTTTGCTGGAGTCAATGTTATAGCATCAATATCAGATTGCTCTGGCATTTTGATGCCGTGTGTTTGTGTAAATGCTTTACCACCTTTTGCATAGTAGTTTAACATATCAGACTGAGATAATCTAGTTACTTCGTGAGTAATTAGAAATCTATCCCAGAATGGAGAATCTTTCTCGTCATCAGGAATCTCATTACATGTAGCAATAAAATTATCCCATACACAGTCTATCTTCTCTTTACCATTAAATAAGATCTTCTCATTCATGATACCTAACAAACTATTTCTTAATGATGCTGATGCTTTATCAATCTCATTAATAATAACTACCTTTGCGGTAGTAATAGGAGAATCAACTGCATACTTATTCTCAGTAGTCAGTTTCTCCAAATCTACATTTCCTTTAACTGCGTTAGACCTAGTCCCTTCGTCAGTCTCAAGCAGGAATAAATCCTGTCCTCCAATTGTTCCTAACGATGCTTTTGCAAAGTCAATAACTGCTGCAGTCTTTGCTACACCAGGAGGTCCAATCAATAGGATTGGGGTCTTTAAAGCTTCACCAAGTGCCATTACTTTAAATGTCTCTTGCTTCTTCATTAAATTGGTTACTATATTTCTTTTTATCATGATCTAAAAATTTAAAATGTTATATTATTTGTTTTAATTCTTCTTCTCTAAGTCTTTCTTTTATTAACTCGAGAATTAGCTTTTTTAATTGTATGCCACTTGAGATTTGCATGTAATCTGACGGGTCTTTACAACGATACCCATCTGGTATTTCTATTTGTAAGAATCCTGTCTGATTGCATATCTTTTCTCCTGCAACTCTACCTCTGTTTACTTCACTGTTGAAATCATTGTCGTACATGACAAAGACTTCTTTAAATCTACCTTTCAATTCATTTACTACGCTCTTTTTAGGATTAACTCCTTCACTCTGTAATGAGCAAGATGTAATATAATTTGATGGAAATAGACTTTTTATTACGGCAGCATCTTTTCTGCTACTAGTTACTATTAATATATTACCTTTGTCAGGCAATTGAGTCCAAAGCTCCCAAGTAGAAAAGTCATTGTTATTCATCCACTTATTATCCCGATCCGCCATTGGCTGATAGATTTTAAATGTTTGTATACCATCTTTCTCCTCCACAAATGCATAGGCTAATTCCTCTGCAACTATACAAGAACCATTAAGAAAGAAATGTGAAATAGGAAATATCTTGCAATACTCTAATTGGTCTTTTGTCAAGCCATATCTTCCACTCCAATAATCTTTATCTTTAGTCTTCCAGGATCTAACTCTTACGCTAATCCTTACTTTTTTTGTAGTTAGTTTTCTTCCTTTATCCACCCTAGCCATCTTCATAGTTGGGGCCGTATTAACAAAGCCAGACACTTCAAATTGGGTCAATTGAAAATCCATTGCAATCTTATTGAAAGCATCTGTTATTTTATTTAACCTAAATAGTCTCATGACAAATGTAAAGCAATCTCCAACATCGCCTGAAGCAAAGTCCTTATACAGAACCTTATCATATCTATCGCTATGGAATAGGCTAAATGATGGTGATGTATCTTCCCTCAACGGGCTACTTATGGCTTTAGTAGGAAGCCCACCTAAATACATGTCGAATATGTCCAACTCAGATATACATTCTAAAATGTTTGCTGAATTAGGCAGTTTCTTTTGTTCTCTTGATTTTCCAAACGCCATATTACTTAAATTAGATTAATAAAAAAGAGGGCTACCAATGGCAACCCTCTATACTTATTTATTGCAACTGATTAATTTAACCAGTCATCTGTTGCCATGTCTGCAGCCATATCAGCCTCAGAAGGTGCTGCTGTTGCAAACACATCTTCAGGACTAGCATTGCTAGCAGAAATTGCTGTTGGTGTAATACCATGCTCTCTAATGACTAAGTCATCAGCACCAAAATCTACATTACCAAAAGCACCTGCCGCTTGAGAATCTTTAAGATCCTTAAGAATGTACTTAAATTTTGCAGGCTTAGTACTAGAGATAATATACTGACGTAAAGTGTGACGGTTAAATGCAGCTTGCACTAATTTACCATCTCCTTTAGTCTTAACTCCTAATAATACACCTACCTTATTGTTGGTAGAATCGATAATTCCTTTCAATAAAGAAACATCTCCTGCAAAAATCTTAGTCCACTCTTCTTTGTCGATACGAGCATACGCTTCTGACACATCATCAACTTTGTCTAAGTTGTAAGGAAGATTAAGCAAGTTAACTAAGAAAGAAATCAATTCAACTTCTCCACGCTTAGCAACCTTAACTCCATCAACATTATACCAAGACATATTGTCTGGTACAACTTTTGTTTTTACAGAATCCTCGTCTAACCAAGTATCCTTTCCAAAAGAGTTAATAACCTTATACTTCCCACTCTGGGACTTGTGGTGTGTGTTGGCCACATAGAATTGAATCTTTGTTTGAACACTATCGTCTTCATTAGAAAGATAAAAATCTAATCTAACTTGAGCAGCATCACGCTCTCCATCTCCATCAGAAACTTTTGTCTCTCCGATGTATTCTGGGTCGAAATTTAATTCACGACCATAAAGAGCTTCTAGCTCTGTCTTAGTAGGGTTTAAAGCTACTACTTTGAAATTCTCAGCTCCAGTATATAATTTTCTTACTGAACCTGATGTTGTCTCTACTTGTTTTCCAAATGCACTCATACTCTATAATTGTTTTTAAATTTGTTTGAAACCCCTTTAAGGCAAGGGTCTCTTAAGCCTATATTAATTATTTTTAATCGTAACTTTCAGTGACAGCACGTTGTAGTACAGGTGATGCTTCTTCTTGAGCAAGTACCTCTTCTCTTGTGGTATCAACTATTTCTTCAGGACTGTACAACGCTCCGTTGTTGTTCTCTAAACCAGCTTCTGTAGACTGTGTCTCAGGCTCTGTCATTGCTACAAACTCAAAGGCTTCTACTTGATCAGAATCAAATCCAACCAACTGAAATTCAGTAGTCTTATTGTCTAATCCAAGAAATCCTGAAATTTCATTACACATAAAAGAAGACGTAATTGCCTTACCTTTCTCAGAAGTACCATCATAAGAAACATTGTTCTTAGAAGTCTTGTAAGTAGTCATCTCTCCTGCATTTTCAGGATCCGAACTAATGTTAGTAATAAGTAGTCTATTGCTACTATCTCCAATTAATGAACCAAATACAGACTGTTGAGTCTCTCCTGTTTGAAAGCCTAGCATTGCTGCTGCTGTCTTATTAAATAAAATTCTACGAGACTTCTTAGCCTCTTTTGTACCTTCAACAGTTACTACTGCAAGGTCTGGGTATTTTGCACTCGATGCAGCCGCTGCTGTCTGTCCTAATCTTTTTGTTCCAAATATAATATTCATAATCTTTAAATTTTAATGATTTAAGTTAAATAAATGGGAGGGCTTTCACCTCCCTTGTTTTTCTAATTAATAGGCTTATGTCCACCTATTAGTAATTGCCAATAGGCTTTCAAGGCCTTTACTATTCTCATTCTCCTTCTTCGTAAACACGAATAGCTTCCAATACTGCAGCCATGTCATTAGGTATTGTTTTACCTGTAAACATTTCATTAGGACTTTTAGCCATGTTAGTAGTATTGTTTTGAGTCATGAAATTGTATTCAACATCATTACCTTTCTTCTCTACTACTGTTTCTAAAATTACTGAGAACATTCCTTCTGGCTTAACAACGTCTTGGACTAACTTACCACCGGGCACGCCAAATACAGTTCTGTCAACACCATTAAAACTCTTAGTCTCAGTATGGGCCATTACTATTACAGTAAGGTCATCTCTAAGACCATCAATAGATTTCAATGTCTTATAAACATTATCACCCATTTCAGTAAACTTAGCAAAACCTACAGTTTTAGCTTTATCCATAAACTCACCAATCATAGCGTATGTAATAGTATCTATTACAACAGTTTTGATGTCTGGTCTACTTTTAGAAACAAATGCCATACCTGCTCTAATCTTTTCCCATGAAGTAGTCTTCATGAAGTTACAGCTGTTTGGATTGAATAATCCTGATGCAGGATCTTTATCTAAGTAATTTTTTTTCCATCCTCTGAAAGGTAATGCCTTTTCGTCTGGACAGATAATGAATGTTGTCTTAGGATCTAAAGTTCCTAACGAATAAGTCTTACCTGTTCCACTGTAACCTGTTACTAAAATTTTATTTGCCATTTTCTCCTGTTATTAATCCCTCATTCTCAATTGCTTGATTATAAGATGATATTACTAAATCACTACTAAGAAGGAACGCTAGTTCTCTCTTAGAAAATGTCTCTTCAATTCTCTTACATACTGTTGCAACTGGGTTTTCTGTATCTGAGTCCACTGTAAAACCTGTATCAAACAGATCTTTGTATCTTTTAGATAAATTCTCAACCTCAGTAATGCCGCAAGCATTAAGATCATTTTCATTTTTCGGATCATATTCTCCTGCTTCAGGTATAATGATATCCTTGTTTTCCTTCCTATTAAAGAAGTCTTTTTTTGTTTCACTCATAAGTTGTAAATATACTGATTTTTAGGTTCTTATGCAAGCTTTTTGCTAAGAAAAATCTAAGTTTAATGCTCTTACTTTGTCTACCAAGTCTTCGATAGAACCGTCATTTTCTATTACATAATCAAAGTCACTAAAGTCATCTAAAGCTGTTTCTGATGGGTGAGGGTTTACATCAATAGCTCTTGTACCATTATCTCTATTAACCCTAATAACAATACCACCTTTATCTTTAATACGTTCAACTTCATTAGGAAATCTAACATCTGTTATAATCCAACTAGGAAAAGAACGATGAATCATTTGACCAGTATCCTCTTCATCTGTAGGACATTCTTTTTGTCCACAGTCGTTGCATACATAATCAGCAAACAAAGCATTTACCCAAATATTAGGGTGAAGAATATTTCTTCCTGCTTCTGTGCCGAGTAATTGAAGTAATTTTCTTGGTGTAAGTTTTACTATGTACCAGCTAGTGTTGTCTTTTATAGTATCATCAGCTTCTGAATAAGAAACCATTTTTGTTTCTCCATTAAAAAACAAACTGTTACAATAATACCACCACTCTTCTCCAAGCTCTTTTTCCTTAAACTCTCTATCTTCTAGTTGACGTATATCACATCCTATCAAAACTGATACTATCCATTTAATAGGATAAGCAAACTTTTTATTTTCATACTTTCTATGAACAAAAAATGCATTAGACATATAATCTGAAAAGTTTTTCCAATCATCTTCTTGAGCTAAATAGCCTAATATATGAAACATTAGGTCTTTTCCTGATCCGATTTTACCGGATATTCCTATAAGACTACTCATTACTTATCAAGTCTAAATCCATACATAACCGGGTGTCTTGGAACTCCTGTATCAGAGTATTCAAAGAATCTTAACTCACAAGTCTTGCCGATGTGCTTAGCTTTATTTGCTAGCAAGTCTACAGCTTCCTCATGTGATAATGATAATCCTGCACCTAACTCATTGTTTTCTGCACCTTCCCAAGCAAATATAGGCTTACCGTGTGTAGGCCTTTTCTCTGACGGTATTACATCTAACAATGGTAAAGCCAAGTCAGTAAAGTCTTTAAGCTTTAACAAACTAGAACTTCTTCCATTAAGTTTGTATCCTTCATCACCATGACGAACAATAGTACCTTCGTATCCTCTAGAAATATTGTAGCAATGAAAATCCAATAACTCTTCTCTATTATTAATAGGAACAGTTTCTACTAACTCTATACCTGGATGTCCTTCAACGTATTCTCTAAGTGTTAAGTATCTCTCAATAAATGGAGCGTCCATGATCATATCATATACATGATGCTTAACATTTATTGTATCAGGTCTTATCTTTTTGATAACTCTCATATTCTCTTGAAAACTTAATCCATGAGCATACAATTCTCCATCAATGACAACTTCATGCAATATGTCATGGTCAGTAATCTTAACGTGTGGTACTGTAGTTATCGCATTACCTGATCTAGAAATTAGTGTTCCAAATGAGCTGTTTAAGGCTCTCATTCCATCTAACTTAGGTTGGGCGTAGCAAGGATATGATACTTTCTTTTCTTCTTTACCAAACACTTTGGCCAGCATTGGAAGTATTACTACTTCATCAATTGCCTCTTGTTGTGCTTTAAAGTATCCTTCTTTAAGCTTCTTTATGTATTTAGCTTTAGCTTCTATCTCTGCTTGTCTTTCAGCTGTAGTCTCATTGGCTCTCCCAATATTCTTAGCTTCACACTGACTAACATTAGTGACATGCTTACCATCTAAAATACCAGACACCTGAACAATTGTTGAACCATCTGTAGTAATATCTAAGAACCTAATCTTACCTTTACTGTCTTTTTTGTATAATAACATTTTTTAGTTTTTAAATTATTGTCCGAAATTTTTGACAGCTCTAGGTTTACTTACTCTACCTAAAAGTCTATCTGCTGTATCATAAAAAGGTTGTAGCCTTGCGGGCTCATTACTTCTTGGCAACTCTTTAAATCTATTAGTTGCACCGTCAAATAAATAATGAAAATATTTATTAGGTGCTCCAAATCTATTTTTAAGTATTTTAGTTGCTCTGAAACAGTCTCTGAATCTTCTGATATCATATCCATGATAATCTTCAAATCCATATCTATCAGGTGAATAAACACCAATTACCACTTTTGCATCACGCTGAATTTCCTTATTGTTAGCGAAATTTGCCAAAGAAGGCTCAGTCTTTTTCTGAACACTATCACCCTTGTTAGTAAATTGCTCTTTCTCGCCTGATTGCTCTTGTTGTATTACATTTACAACAGCCCAATTCCAATGCTTAGTAACTTGCTTCAAAGCATAGTTAGTACTCCATTGTGCCATGGTCTGATGTTGAGTCATCATGTTTGAACTTCCTTTCATTTTCTCAGAAGTCAACAAACTCATGTGGTCAACTACAACTATAGTAAATGCATTTGGATCATTAGGAATATAGTGACTGTACACTTTTACTGTTTCTTTCTTAGTGTATTTTGTACCATCTTCATTAACTTTCTTCTTTATAAACTCTTTGTCTTCAAAGATATGTGTACCATTTTTGTCAGCATAATCTCTACAGTATTTGTAGATGCCGGTTGGATTGTACACTGAGTCTATAATTTCTACATTCTCTAGTAAGGTCTCTACATCATCAATGTTAGATTCTATTAGATTCATTAAGTTCTGGTCAAGAGATTTTTCTCTAAAACCTTGAAGTGTCAATAAATCCATTTCAATCTGACATCTTGATGATATAAAATTACATATCATTGTATCGATAAATTCTTGTTCCGACTCTTCGAGTGCAAAATAGAATATCTTTAAGTTGATATTGTGCTTTAACGCATACTCTAGAGGCTCTCTAACATAAAGAGCTTTAGTCAATTGAGTTTTACCAACACCTGAACCTGCAGTAACCATCTGTATCATACCTGGAACTACTCCTGGTACAGACTTTGAAAGCTTAGGATAATTTTCAAATGGAATACAAAATATTGCACCATTGTCTTTATCATCTTTAATCTTCTTTAGCTGTTCTACCCTTCTTTTTACTTTTCCTATTACTTTTCCTATCATAAATTATTTGGATTTTGTATTGGGTCTATAACTTCTGTCATTGTACATACATGGCCATCATTCCAATTTGGACTAGGTGGTATATAATTACCAACACTAGTAAATCCAGTACCACATTCTTTACATCTATATCTTTTCATTTACATATAATCTTCGTTTTCATACTTGTTTTCTCCTGTATCACTGTCTAGAAGGTATGAATACTTCTCGTGATAACCCTCGTTCAACCATCGGGTAGCCTCGACCATGTATTCTAGGTCGCCTGACTTTGTCTTGTCCTTAACCTCTAGTTCAAGTACTCTAATTGCAACTTCTTGCTTTTGAGCATTATTCCTAAATATTAATTCCCATTTCTTTCTTAGTTTTTTACCCAACATTGTATCAGCTGCAGCAGGCGATAAAGCCCTCTGACCACCGTGTTTTTTACGAACTGAAGTTGGATATGTCCTAAGCCATTTGATAAATAAATCGTCATCTAAGACAAAGAATATAGATGCTTTTTCTCTAAGAAATAAGCCATCTTTACTCACTTTAATAAATCCTTTGCTTTCTAAATTTGTCAATGATTCTAGACTAGTATCTAAGATACCGGTTATTACAAAACCGTTGGCAATATTATATAATATTAAGTATTCATTAATTGATATCTTGTTCTTGACAATATCACCAATCGGCAGTGTTATATTATCCATGATATGTTATGTATTTTTTATTAAAATTTTCCATTGATTTTCTAAAGTAAACCTCGTCCTGTGTATTCTGAACTACAAGTAAATGCATTTCAGGAAACTCATGTCTAAGGCACCTACCTAACATTTGAAAGAAAGATCCAATTCCACTATCTAATTGTGTTATTATTCCTCTCTCTATATTTGTTAAGTTTACTCCCTCTCTTAGCATCTTTACCGCAAATAATTCAGTACACTCTTCGTTGTTGAAGCAGTCAATCAATTGTTGATTTAACTTATCATCATTCTTAGAGTGTACTGCACTATCAGAGCCTAGCTCTTTAACTTGCTTTATGGATCCTGTGAAGCATATAAACCTTGCATTATCTAATCTAAATTGCTTTACCAGATCTTTAACAGGATGCGTCTTAACTTCAGCAATGAATTTCTTCCTTGTTGATGCTATGTTTAGGAACTTGTTCCTGCATCCTACTCTCACTGGGTAGGGTATTTTTAGATCTTCTGATAATTCTTGATAATAAACCATTTGTTTAGTAAGTGCTGTATAAGTTTCTTGCTCAGTTCCTTGACATATAATACCCCAAGCTTTTGGAGTATTTTTTAAGGTCATGAACAGATCTTTATGACTACACTTTTTAAACTTACCTGTTTTCTTATCTTTTGGCATTCTTGCTTTGTATTCCCATAATTTGCCACGGACAATCTTATCGTTGAGGTATATTTTGTGAACCACCAATGATGGTTCAGGCAATAACTTCAATTCAAATGCTTTGTCCAGAGAAATAGTATAATAATGAACTTTTTTACAAAGTCTATTTATTAATTCCTTTTTCTCTTTGGGTATAGTAGCAGAAAGAAAGATGAGCTTGGTGCCTTTTTGTAGCACTTGTCTTAAATGCTTTATCCTTAACGGAGTTAAAGCATGACACTCATCTAACACAACAAAATCAGCCTTGTCATTTTGATTCTTAAGAGATGCATACAATATAGTTTTCATGGATTTTTCCACTTTACTCATTTTGTGCTTCTTAATATCTAACAACCAATTCTTTTTGTGTGTACTTTCTTTGCAAATTAAATAACCTTTAGCTTTAGGGTTACTCTTTAATATATCATTTACAATCTTAACGGCAGCAAGGGTTTTACCCGTACCAGTTGACCATTCAAGACAGATAAATCTGTTTTTCCTGCTTAACTGTACTGCCTTAGATTGTATTGAATCTTTAGGAGTCATCATCGTCTGATCTCATTCCTTTAATCATATTTTCTACAATATCATCAATCTCTTCATCAGTGATGTTTTCAATGTCTTTTGCATTGATCGCTAATCCTTTGTCACCATTAGGAAGATCAACATTCTTTGAACGTCTATTTTCAATTCCTTCAAATAGTTTATTCATTGGTGTGTTTCTTCTTTATGGAGCTTTGATGCAACTAATTGTAACAACATAGCAAAATGATCGTTACTTCTAGCTGACGCTACTAATGCTTTCTCAAGATCCCCTGCGTTACCTTGTATTAATGTGCTTCCACCTTCACTGGTTGAAACTACCATCATGATGCTAATAGACTTGTCATTTTCTGTTATGTCTCTAACATCATCTACAAGGTTATTCAGACGTTCAACATTTGTGATATCATTTTTATCACGTGTTATCTCGTCTGGTTTTTCTTTTTTTACTTCTTCTACTTTTGGTTTTTTTCTACTAAATAATCCCATAATTTCTAATCTGTTGTAAAGTTAAAATCTAAATAAGGTAATACCTCTGTTGTTGTTTGAAATCTATTGATAAAGTCAGTCACTGAGACGTGTCTATCTATAATGTCTTTCATTCCTTTTAAAGCCTCATTATTTGCTTTTCTCTGTAATCCTTGTATTAACTTTTTGGCTAATCCAGGTGGCATTCCTGCTGATTGCTCAGTGATGGCTTCAATACCTTCTTGAGTTTTCTTCTGAAATTTTTCTTTGGCTTTAATGATATTAGTACACATTCTGTATTCTTCTTTGGCCATGTTCAGTACTGACTCAAATTCATCAATACTAATTGCGTTTTTAAAGTCTTTAAATGCTGGTTCATTGTTTGTGTCTTCCATTTTTAATTTGTTTTAGTTGTTAATGTTCTATATTCTAATTCTAACTGCAATGTATTAAGATTCGATGTTCCGTATCCTTCTTTTCTAGCTTTCTTGATAGTATTCTTAATGTGATTCTCATCCATATCACATAATAAGACAGATTTACCATTGGATCTAATCCAGGTAAAACTCTGTCTTACTTTCATGTGCTCTTCAAAGTGTGAAGCTTTAAACTTAATACCTCTTCTTTTTCTTAGCTCCATATTAATAGTTTACATAATTAATATTGGATCTAACTTCCGCTGCATTCTTATGCCTCTTGTCATACAACTTACCACGCAAATGTGGATTTACTTCTTGTATTTTCTGTCTAGCTCTTCTTATTGCTTCTGGAGAGGTTCTTTTACCACCGCCAAACTCAATAAGGAACTCTTTAAAAGTAGATGCACTTGATTCACTCCACCATATTTTAGAGATAAGTTTATTATCATCATCTCTAAGATATGGTAGAGTCTCAAGAAGAAACTCTACTTTATCTTTAGTTTTCATTATTGATTCTAACATTTGTAGGTTTTATAGTTCGTCTATTTTGTTTTGTATATCATCTATTGCATTTAAAATATGAATACATTTTTCTTTTGTATTGTTTTTTAAAATGCAATTATATACTTCGTCTAGTTTTCTTTGAATTTCATCCATGTGTTACCATTTATCAAACATGTCTCCGGATAAAGTGACTACAAACCATCTTATGGCTAGAAATCCTAATACCCAGAATATCATGTATTTCTTTTCTTTTTATGATACCAACTATTGTCCATTTTCTGAGAACACTGACATTTCTGACATGACCCATGAAATCTTTCAAAACTTTCTAGTTCTTCTAAACAAGAGTTGCATACATACACATATTTCTCTTCTTCTCGTTGAAGCTCTCTTCCCTTTAATAATGATTTTAATACAAAGATCAATAATACAAGGCAAAATATAAGCTCCAATATGATAAATATTTTCATTCCTGTGTCGTCCATAATAAATATTTTTATACTTGTGCTATCCATCATATCCATCGGTGTTATCGTAAACTGAAACTTTGTCTACTTTGGTTAAATGAGCAATTTTTGATATTATATCTTTTGATATCATTCTAAAGAATCCAGGTGCAAAAATAGGCCTCTTGCCATCTTCTTGTAATCTGTCTAACTCTAGTTCTAGTTCAGTAACGTGGGTTGCTAATGCATCCACTATAAATCCTGCTTCGTATTCTGTAAATTTCATTATATTCTGTCGTTATAAGTGTCTAGTAATAGTCGTTCAACTCTGCGTCTTAGGTAGTAGGTTAATTCATCTACTACCTCACAGCCTTTGTCATTGCATACGCTGTGTATTTCTACATCAGGTGCATAAGGTGCTTCTTCGTAACTTCCTGCGAAGCCACCACCAACATATCCTTTTATGATATGAGGTATTCCTTCTAAATCAAATTCTATTTCTAATTCCATTAGAATTCTGACTTTGTATGGTCACTGTTTTTATCCTCCTCCAATTTGTCATAAAGTGATGCCATACTAACTAAAGTAAAGACAACACCCATTCCAAATAAGAACTGAATTAACTCTACAGACCAGTGTGAATCAGGAGTTAATATAGTATTTAATGCAAAGAAACCAATAAGGCATATTGCAAGTAAAATCCATCTATTTTTCATATTGTTTGTGTTATTGGTTAGTATTAATTAATCACAAGGAACATCAATGTAGTAACAACACCCTTGACTAGGTGATGGATTCTCTCTAATGATTAACTCTACACATTCCTTGTCAGGTTCACATGATGCAAACATTGCAAGCATCATAGTTGATAATAATATTACTTTTTTCATATTGTTTTTGTTTTAATTGTTATCTATTGTATTTTGAACTATTATGTTCCTGTGCTTTCTCTTTAGCTCCTTTTAAAGCATTAATCTGTTCTTGATCAAAACCTGAAGCTTCAAGATTAGATATTGCAGAGTCTAGACTCTTACTTACCATAGCATCTGACTTTTTCATTGCTGCTAATAACTTTTCAGTTGCATTATCTAGTTCTTGTTGATTAATATCTAGTCCTTCATTTTTTTTTATAGAACAACTTAATCGTTGTGACAAAGCCAAAGCTTCTGTGTCTGTTAAATTTACTATCATATTGTTTATTTATTAGTATTTATTTAATTGTTATTTATCTATTTGTGTTGAGTCTTCTACATGGAGGCTCTTTATCCAATCTGAATTTTCTCTTTGGTATTTCTTAAAAAATTTTGAACACTCTTCTCTTTCTTGAGCAGTAATGTTTTGTTTCTTAAGCATTTTAAGGTATTTAGATCTAAGTATTCTTTGCTCTGAATAACCCATTAATCTAAATCTTTATACCAGTAGTATATTGATGCTACAAATCCAAAAGGTATAATACGAGATAGAAATTGTTTTTTAGTTTGTATTTCCTTGTCTTTGTTGAATTCTTCATGTGAATCTTCTGATAATGTAACACATGTTGTAAATATTTGTATAACCCACACTACTACTATTAGTGCTATTAAAAATGCCATCATAATTTATTTGTTTTAATTGATTATTAAATACAAGCTGGAGCCCCCTATAGAGGCCCACTATTAAGCTTGCTGTTTTATCTCGTTCACTTCAATACCTATCTTATTCGATAGATAATCCCATGTATGGCTGACGATATCCGCAGTTTATCCAATTTGCAGTTTTAGAATATCTGGTTATTAATTATTCTTGTTTGTTATCTAAGTACTGCTTACATCTTATTAGCTGTTACTTGGTAATCGAGTCATTAACTATATAGCTCTTTTATAGTCACTAATAATATTTTGAGGTAGCTGTAATTCACTACCTCTAGCTTGAGATTATCTCTAGCCCATTTTATTTGATTCTCACTACAGCTTTATGTGTAACGTGATTATCTTTAAGTTCAAAATCATCCGGTAATACACCTTTGTATCTTCCGTACAATACACAGTGTTTGTTGCTTACTCTTGCAACTAGTGTATCTCCTACTTTACTTATGTAGTTAGAGTCTGCAAGCGTCATGGTTCTTCCATCTGTTACAGATTCTACTACAACTAATGTTGATTCACAGCTTGTTAATGACAATACTGCTATCAATAATATAATATAATTTTTCATTTTGTTTGTGTTAGATTATTAATTATTCATTTTCTTCTAGTTCTTCAGTAAACACGGCATTGTCTAGACAAGCACCACATCTATCGTCACTTAAGTAACTTGGTTCAGCTCCACAGCAATCACTATATAACATAGTATTTTGTATTTAAGGTGTTAAAGTTAATCCAAGGATATACTCCCCAGCAGTTTTTAAAGCAGGAATTATTCCTTTATGCTTCCTTGGATTGTTTGAAAAGCCTGCTGTCTAAAGGTTCAGGTACACTCTGTATTAGACTTTAACGGTATCATTCAGTAGAGCATTAAAAAGGCATGACTGAAGTATTGTGTACGCACCCAGCAGGGCTTTATTGTATATCATATCACACTATTATTGTGTGACATGATATCTATGCTAGTGATAGTTTACCATATATGTGGTTGTCCATATCATCTTGATCAATAGAAGCTATTTGAATATCTTCTGTATTAAAATTAATTGATCCGGTTTCCTGAAAAAATATTTCTCCATTCATAATTTAAGTGATTTGTTAGTTAATGATTTGTTTTAGTTATTAAAGTTTACTTGTAAAGTGTTTCTCGAACATTAGTATTCCTGATGCTCCTATTAAAAAACCTATTACTTTTATAGTTAGTATTGTAAGAAGCCTAATGTGGCCAATTGTATTGTCGATTATTTCTGGAAGAATATACTTAGATGGTATAATCAATAATGCATAACCAATAAAGATTATGCATATTGATACTACTAAATAGATTCCTAGCCTATTTTCTAATTTCATATTAATGATTGAACGATTTACTTATGGTTAATGCTTCTTGCAAAGAATATGCTGCTATAACTCTACCGTTGATTACAAATTTACTCATAGTTTTTTGTATTTATATGTTAATTTAAAAAGTTATTGTAATGTTGTGTCAGGTCATTACTTCACCTGTAGATTTACACACCTTACTACCATAGTGTGTATCAGCTTTATTTACGTAGAACCACAAAGGGCTAAAGACTGTCTTACACAAACAATGTAAGATTTAATAGTTAGAATGAAGGGGATTGAACCCTTATTAATACTATATTAATTTGTATTGTAATACTTATACTACATTCTAATTTAAACAGGAAGGAAGCTCACTCCAGAAATGTCAATTACTTTAAATGAGCTTCACAATTAATCCTGCCTAGTAAGTACTGCTTACACTTACTGTACCGTGTACCCGGTTGACGGTTCCTGTTTGCATATTCCACAGGCAAGTCATTCACAATATGGTCGACCAGACTTTCATATTGCACTCTGCATACAGTGGGTCAATTCTGTCTTACAAATCAGCTTATTCCCTGCTTAAGGTAAGATATTAGACTCAATCGGTGTCTAGTTATCAGTTCAACCGTCCTCCTCACTACCCAC